CACCACGATGAAACCTCTGAAGGCTCGGGTAGCCGTGTTTGGTAAAGAATCCACTTGAGATGCGGCTTGCGCTCCTTGTCGGCAGGAAAGAGGCTGAACTTGTGCTCTGTTAGATACCCCAGAGCGGCCTCCTTCGTGGTCATTTCCGATCCTTGAGATACTGCCGATGCTCGTCGCGGTGATACATGGAGGCCTCCAGGATGGCCTCATCCAGCTTCTGCTTGGCCCATTGCATGGCCTCGATGCCGCCGCGCACCATGCACGGCATGTCGATCGGCTTGAAGTTTCCGAACTGAAAACCCTCGATACATACTCCGGTGTTGTCGATCGATACCTTTCCAAACCTCATAATTCTTGTTCTCATTCTTGCTCCTTGGAAAGCTGGACATATTCTTGAAACAATAGAATCATGGCCGTGTAGAAATACTCCGTGATGGCCTTCTGTTCTTCGCACCAGAAGAAGGTCGGCCTTTCCTGATACTTGGTGTGGCAGGCTCGGCACAATGGCACACACTCCCATTCCTTGGCTCCTGCCCCCTTCGTCTTAGGCCAATGGTGCGGCTCCGTTGGCTCGGCTCCGCAAGCCAGGCAGGCATGCTCTTTCAGATACTTGAGATACATCTGCACACCATCTTCGCTAGGCTGAACCTCAGGCAGGCTGGGGGCCTTGGCTTGCTTGGCCTCCTTCTGCTTCGCCTTGTCACCGGCCGCAGTCAAATACTTGACAATGATTTCCCGGTAGCTTATGTTCTTCTCAAATGGCACCTCTCCAAGATCAGGGAACTTCTCATAGAACTTAGCGCAATAGAACAGGGTGCGGATCGATAGGCGCGTGTCCTTGTAAACCGCTTTAATCAAAGGAAATACATGGACACCATGCTCCTTCGCGGTTTCCACCAACAGCTTGCCAAGCTCATGCCTGGCCTCGATCAGCGCCCATCTCCATCCGAACTCTCCCTCGACTGCTGAGGTCTTGACATCATCCAGGAATTTACGATACCAATCAGCAGAGCGATCAACCTTCTCCGATGGTATTATGGTCCATTGAGTTGCCCCAGGAGCAGAACTCTTTGTCCAGGATTGCAGGTCCTTACTCGGCTCCGCCATCGTTTCCAACCTTCGACCAGATGTAGGACTCCAGGGCATCGGCCAGCAGAATCACCTTCGCCGTGATGTCATTGACCTGAATTCCCCCTCCGGGAATCTCCGGATCGGTGTATGGCAGAAGGGATATCGCACGCTCCAGGCATGTCTGGGCCACGATCAGCTTCTGCTTATCCAACCAGAACTTCTCGCCCTTGGGCTGGGCATCAGGCTCATCGGGCGGGCCATCATTGCCAGCCGGGGAAACCTCGACCTTCGTAAGGCCGGTGAGGGTTTTGTAGTTATTTTTGAGAACGTAATCGACATCCACCACGTCACCCTCTTTCAGCACCTCAACCTGATGGCCGAGCTTGCCATCGAAGGTGCTGAGCCAGCTTTTCTGGCCATCCGGGCCAATGGTAAAGAAGGCCCAGCGCATGTTGCCACTCTTGGCAGACACGCCACAGGACAGGCCGCGAATCGTCATGCGTTCCGACATAGTGAAACCTCCTCCAAATATTTTAAGAAATTCGGATACATTCATCAGTCCCAGATAGGCTCGCGCTCCTGGCTGGCCAGCGCTCGCTTGCGGATATCCATGTCCTTCACTAGCAATACCAGGGCATCGCCCAGGGCCTGGCTGGCCAGTAGGCCATCCTGGTAGCCTTTAACATAGCTGTCATCCGAATGATAGACCAGGGTCTTACACCAGTCCAGGACCATCTTCTCTGCCCCAGACAGGCCGCCGCTGTGCTTCTCCAGAAGCTCGGAAAGGATCGCCCCAGCCTGAGTTTTACTAAATCCCATTATTTTCTCCTCGCCATTTTAAGTGACATAAGTTAAGACGCTCCAGAATTGATTTGTCAATAGGCAAGCCACAACTATTTTCAAAATACTTTTGCATAAGCTTCTTCGATAGATGAGCCCGCCAGGTTGCAATCGTTGCAATAGATGTCACAATGCGGGATAGCGGTCGTCGATCCGACGGCACGGGATCGTCGATCCGGGTGCCCTGAACTGGTCATCTTTGAAAGAGATGGGCAAAAATTTACGAGACGTGGCTTCTGCAACTGACCTCTTTCCGATCTCCCCAAGGCCATGTAATGAAATGTAAGTTTTGTAAGGCTTTGATATGAAAATGTCAGGAAATGTAAGGTTTCCAGGCGGCCCTGCCTGTAAAGAGAGAAAGAAAGAAAGGTGCATAAAGAAAGAAAGAGAGAAGCCTAATATGCCAGCCAGCTGGCATGCCAGCTTCGCAAGAGCTATGAGCTTCGCTAGAGTCCCCGGCCCCTCTACCGCCCGGGATGCTCCCGGGCTTGGGCCGGGGTCCCCAAATGTGCCTCCAGGCGGCCATGGCCTGGAGGACAGCCGCCCCCGGCGCGTCCGATCGCCAGGGGGCGCGATCGCTGGCAGACCAAGCGGCGAGGCATCATCCAGGCCGCCGGCCAGCCCAGGCTCGCCGGCGTGGCCGGCTAAGGCTCGGGAGCCTTGATCGTTGTCAAAGATTCCCCGATGAACTTTTGCTTGGGCGCTTTGCCAGGAAGGGGCCATGGCCAGCCAAAAAAAAAGGCCCCCCGAAGGGGGCCTGGAGGCTGGCTGGCCTGGGCTGGCTCAGACCTGGGCCTGGGCCTTGTTGCGCTTGATCTCCTCGTCCTGCTGGGCGCGTGCCAGCTTGGCAAGGCAGACAGGGCAGGGCTGAGGCATGCGCTCTCCCTCGGAGTCCCGGGCGATGACCACGCCCGAGCCGTGGCAAGCCTCGCAATCGTCCTGGCTCTCTGCCGGGGAGGCCGGGGCCTCGGCTGGCTCCCGGGCCTCAGGGTCGTTGCACATGATCATCCATCGGTATGAGGAAAAGGTCGGGTTGTGGGATTTGACGACAACCCAAAAATGACTCGTCAAGCGCGTCCTAGTTTCCGTGTCGCTTTCGGACGCGATCACGGCGGCCATGCTCATAATCTGTTCGCCGCTGAAAGGTTTTGTGTTTCCGTTCCGCAGTTTCCGTAAGGTATAGTGCCTCATATCAGCCTCTTTTTCCCCTTGGCATGGCCCTCGCCTTTCCGTAGCAAGAGCCATAAAACAACAGCAATCCAAATCCAGTTTTTCACCATCCAGTTGATCACGCTACCTCCTTTTATGCCGCGCATTCAATCATGCGCTGGGCGTGTTTTAAGCATTGAATTGACAGGCCAGCCTTTCCGATCACTCGGGAGCCGCAGGCCGGGCAAATATAGTTTCTGTTCATATCGGGCGATGCCCCGGCGTGGCCAGTGCTTGTTTCTTGCCCTGTTTTAGCCTCGCCTTGCCGTTTGTTTGAAGGGGTCGGTGTCCCTCTACCTTGATTTTTTCCGGTGCCTCCTGGGGCCTCCTCGCCGTTTCCTCCCTGTTGGCCATCGCCTCCTGGCTGGCCATCGGCCCCTTCGTCGCCCTTGCCGTTGTCCTCGCCTTGATCGCCTCCCGGCTGGCCGCCCGGGTCAGTGCGGTCAGGGGGCATCGGCTGAGCGGCTTGCTCATCGATCACGATAGACTTGTCCGGAGTTGCCGGGATAAAATCAGTGGCGGCCACGGCGGCCATGTAGTCGGTCACGAAATTTGCCAGCGCTGAACCGGGGACGATCGCCCCGGTGGCAACCCGGGTTTCCACGTCTTGAACCTCAGTCTTGAGGCCCACGGAATTTCCGAAATCGATAAAATCAGAATCGTGAATCCCTTTGGCGCGGCCGGGGTTAATCTGGAATTGATACTGATGAATCATCTCATGAAAAATCACCATTACCAGATCGCCCATTTTTTCTCGCTGGAGAAGGTTCACGTTCACGCAAATCTCGCCCAGCTTGTCCTCGGCGTCCCGGCTATTCGTCCAGGCGGCCGGGATAAAATAGCCGCCGATCGACTGGTTATGGCGGCCCATGAGGAAAATCGGGTCGCGCAGTTCGCCCTCAAAAAATCGGTTGTTCAGTTCCTTGTAGATTTTTCGATACATGTTAAAACCTCGTTTTAATGACCTTGCCGTTTGAGGCATGCCTGAGTGTAAAATACTTAGGGTCCACAAGCACGATCTGATCACGGACAAATTGATCGATTTCAAAGTGTTGCGGATAGCCGTTGCCAGCGTCTTTAGTGCCGACTAAATAATCCATGATGCAGTTGATTAAATCATTTGTTGTTGTATTAGTTCTCAAGGCCCCCCAAACATTTTCAAAGATCGGGTCGCTGTAATCTTTCACCATTATCAGAAAAAGCTCTCCCGGGGAGGCGGCCCAGCCTGTCTTGCCAGCGGCCTGTCTGGCGGCCCGGAATTTTTCCTCATTCTCAGAATACGACACCCCGAAAGCGCCGATAATCCTGATAGCCTGATTCTCATTAAAGGCGCTGGCGCATAGCCGATAAACTAGCTTATGCCGATCTTCCATATACGAGCGGCCACGATCGCAAGCCGGGACGTTCATATCGAGGACTATTGTGAGGGATGATCGGTGAGTGATATCTTTCCAGTAGTCGATACACGGCTCAGCATCCCCGGCCAGATATGCGCCTAGATCGATCTCACATCCCATGTCTGACCTGACCTCATGGACTCGGCGCTTGCGCATCAAGGTTCGCTCAAAAATTGCCTTCAAGCCCTCGGGCCTCGGAGGCGTGGCCAGTTCTTTTAGAAGGGCTTTATAATGGGACGAACAGGCGTAGCCCTTCTTATAGTAGGTCTGTTGAGTATCGCCCTTGAGGATATGCTGGACCAGCCTGAGGCCGTGAATCCAAGTAACGGCCGGGGGGGCGATCGGGTGAGTGATATATTCTCTCGGGGTGATCATTATATCGCCTCAGCCTCAAGCCCCATTGCCAGCCGCTCGGACAGGCTCAGCGGCGTAATGAAGGCCAGATAGAAAGCGCGTTCCCTTAATATGCCAATCTCGATCAGGTCCCGGGCTTGAATCAGGCCCCGGGTGGAAAAGTCCTGGCTGATCTCGGCTCCCCGGGCTTTCGTCCGGAGATCGCCCAGCCGCTGAATCAAGAAATCCTGGGCCATGCGCGGCAGGCTGGCCAGGAGGGCCTTTTCAACCTGAGCGCTGTAGCCCATTTCAACCTCAATGAACCGATTGACAACCGAATTGTCCTGGCGCTTTGTCCCGGTGTAGATATCGGACGTTGAGCGGCCTGTCGTGTTAGCCGTGGCCATGATCACACAATCCGGGTGAACGTAGACAGGTCCGATCGGTGTTTGAAAATATCGCTGGCTCTTTTCAGTGATCGGGTTTAGGCCTACAAGGATATCCTCGTCCCCGGCCCAAATTTCGTCAATGATCACTCCCCCGGGCTTGCCCAGTGCCTCAAGAAAGGGGAGCAAGCGTGTTCGGGTTTCTCCATCTTTCATTTCTGTCGTGTAGAAAAAGTGTTGAAAGCGGAGGCCGCCACCGAGGGTAAAAACGCCGTTAAGCGGCATGTCCAGGGCCTTGAAGATTTCCCGGCCCATACGCGATTTCCCGGTTCCTGAGGGTCCGATCAGGCAGACCTGAAATTTATTCTCGACAAGCTGGCAGACCTCATCGAAAATCTCAGGTTTAATGTAGCCCTCTGTTTTGACCTCGTAGACTTTCCGCTTTGGGACTTCGGGGACAGGCTCAGGTGCCGGGGCCGCCTCGGGCTGGGCCTCGGGGGCCTCGGGCTTTTCGGTGCCGGGGAGCGGCCCAGGGTTCGGCTGGCTGGCGGCATCCCAGGCCTCGGGCTTCAAGCGGAATCCCGGGATGACACCGGTGACCGCAGCCTGGAAAGCGCCGAGGTTTTTGTCCTCCCAAGCCCTGATCATTCGGGCGCTTGTTTCCATGCTGAGCTTCCCTTCCCGGCTGAGCTTTGCCCAAGCCTCGGACGTGATGTTTCCGTTGCCGTGTTTCTCGCAGATAGCCCATAGTTTCGTGTAATGAAACAAGGGCGCTCTGACCTGTTGTTTCTCGGCCATTTGACTGACCTCCGTTTTTTTTGAATTGCTCATTGCAACAGGGAGCTTACTCCATTTTTTGGCCAAAGTCAATAGCCCGGGGCAACTATTTTCAAAGTTTTTTGGGGGGCTTAGGGGGGAACCTTAACGCCCGGGGCGGAGGCCTCGGGGCCAGCCGCCGCGCCGCATCCCGATCGGCGGAGCCTGGCGGAGCCGGAGGGTAAATTGTTGTCAAAGATAGCAACATACCCCCTTGGGGGTATCGGCCAGCCTGTGGCCGAGCCTGCAGGCCGAGCCTACAGGCCAGCGGCCTCCAGGCCTGCAGGCAGGCGGCTGGCCAGCCGGGGGCAATAATGCCAACTAATGGCTCAGGGCGTGAGGATTCCACCTATCCTATCACCTCAGGCCAGCAGGCCCAGCCGCAGGCCAGCTTGCCCCTTGCCCCCATATGGCCATGGCTGATACCCCTGCACCCTCCGGGAGGGGGCGCGGCCAGCCTGCAGGCAGGCAGGCAGATCGGCTAGCAGGCATGCGCGTTAAGCGGAAGCGCATGCCCGGGCGCGAGGCAGGCAGGCGCGGCCTCGTGGGCAGGCCCGGGGCCAGCACCCGTCAGCCCCGTGAGGCCGTCACGCGTCCGAAGGGTCTGCCCGCGCATATGCAATGCAAAATGCCCCACCCGCAGGCCACAGGCCAGCTGGCTGGCATGCCTTGCAGCTGTTGCAATAGGCATGCAGCAGAGCCCCAATGGCATTGTAATGCTATATATAATTGTGATCCTTTACCGCGTTTTTTACACGGCCGGTCAGGGCCTCCAGCCCTGCCCCAGGCAGGATGTAAGGAAATGTTAGAAATGTAAGGTTTTGTAAGAGAAATGTAAGGGAATGTAATACCACAAGCTGTAGTGCTGCCTTGAGGCTCAAACGTCTTAACTTGTGGGAGAGAAAATAATGAACCCATTTAGACGTAGTTACGGCAGAAGCCGGGAGAAGCTGGACGAGGACCTTGATGAGCTCCAGGAAAAGGTGCAGGCTCTTTACAAGCTGCTGGAAGTAGCCTACGACGAGGCCACCTGGAAGGCCTGCTTCAAGGCTGGCAAAGATTGCCAAAGATGTAACAGATGTTGCAATACTACCTGCTGCGAGCCCGCAACAAGTGAGAAAACATGACCGGCCTTTTTAGGCCGTGCGCCCTTCTGGAGGGCATATTGTATATACATTTTGAGGCGTGGTTGGCGACTCGCCACCATAAACAATGAGTCGCTTTCCCATCCATAGGAGAGAACATGTTTGAAGCCTTCCTTTCCGGCCTCATCCTTGGGGCCTTTATTGTATTCCTCGTTTATGAGAAGTGGCTGAAGAAGAGGTAGCATGCCCTTCAAGTCAAAAGCCCAAAGGCGCAAGTTCTATGCCATGGCGAAGCGTGGCGAGATATCCGAGGCGACCGTGGAGAAGTGGGAAAGCCACACCAAGGACAAGAGTCTTCCGGAACATGTAGATGAAAAGAAAAAAAAGAAATCCAGCGATAGCGGACACAGATACAAGCGCCGAGGCTGAGGTTCCACTTGGTGGCTATATTTGCGGTTTACGGCCTGCTGGCTCTCTGCAGAGAGTTTTTGGCGGTCTGTTGGTATCGGGCAGTTGCCGCACAATCGGCCGGTTTGGTGGCGGTGCTAAACTTCTTGATCGAGTGCCTGGACTTTTTCGTCTTGAGCCTCGTGGTTATTAGCGTCCTGAAGGCCGGCAACTTCTTGCCGGGCATTGTCTACGCTACTTTTTCCAGCCTGGGGGCATATATGGGGGTTAAGTTCCGCAGATGACCAAGAAAAGCGAGAAAGAGAGCAAGGGAGACGTTCAGGGCTACCCGGGCGGCAAGCGGCTGAACCTGGATAAGGTCCTGGAGACCGGCAAAACCCTGGGATCGGAGCTTTCCCTGTTCATCAAGCCCATGCTGGACCAGGAAATCAAGAACCAGGAGCCCCTGGTAAACAAGATACCGGAGTGGCAGAACCTATACCGGGGGATTCGGGAGAAGAAAGGCTGGCCCTGGGAGGACTGTGCCAACGTTTTTGTCCCGATCATCCGGTCCACCGTGGACACAATCTTCGTCCGGCAGATCGACAACCTGTTTAACAAGAACAAAGTCATCGTTGTAAACGCCAAAAAGCCCGAATTCGAGGACACGGCCAAGAAAATCGAGGACGGCCTGCACTGGTTTATGACGAATATCATGAAATTCCGCGATAAGATGCAGTCTCCGCTGCTCCAGGCCATCAAAATTGGCACTGGCGTGGTCAAAGTGGTCAATGAGGACAAGAAAAAGACCGTTTACAAGTATGCGGACGCTGCGGAGGAGCTAAATTCCGAGGTTTCCAAGTATTCCGTGTCCGGAGTGAGCAAAAAGCTCGTCAAAACCACTAAATCCTACTATACAGGGCCGAATATGTATCCGATCAGCCGGGAAGACTGGATTCAGTCCTCGGATTCGACGGATTTGCGCGAATGCACCATGTGCGGCTTCAGATACTATCTAAGAGTGCCCCAAGTGCGCGTAAAAGTCAATCAGGGGCTCTTTTTCGAGAAAGAAGTCGATAAAGTCCTCGGAGAGGGCGAATGGATGAAGAATAAGTCGGATCAGGGCGGCCAGGACGACTATGACATCACAAAGAAGGAAAGGGCGCGGCAAGAGGGCTTTTTACTCGAACCTGTCGATAGGATGAAGCCGGTGGAGTTCTGGGAGCTCTGGACGCGCTACGATGTCGATGGGGACGGCGAAGAGGACGATATCGTCGTAACCATCCACCGGCCGACCGGCGTGATCGTGGATGCCTTCTACCAGCCTCTTTACAGCAATTTCCGGCCTTTTATCAAGTTTATCTTCTATCCGATCGAATATTCCAGGGATGGCGAGGGGATTTGCCAGATTCTCGAAGCCCTGCAGTATGAGATCAACACATTGCATAATCAGCGGATCGACCGCATCACCGAGATCAACTGCCCAGTTTTCTTCGTCCAGGTTGGCTCAGGGCTTGAGGGCCTGAAGCGTATCGAGCCAGGGAAGGTCTACCCGGTAGAGGTGGACCCGAGCATGGCCATCAAGGAATTCAAGTTCAGCGACACGGTATATAGTTCCTTCCAGGAGGAGGACCGGCTGATCGGCATGGCCGACAGGGCCGTTGGCATCAGCCAGGCCGTCATGGGGCAGAGCTCGTCTGAGCGGCCTGTGGCCAAGGAAACCTGGGCCCTGCTTGAAGAGGCCAACAAGAAGTTCAAATATGGGACCGACAACATCAGGGCGCAGGTCAAGGAATACGCCTACATGCTGCTGGAGTTCCTGGCCCAGTATCAGCCGACCTTCCACTACGAGGTGACCGATGTCAAGGGCCAGGCCAGAGAGGAGACGGTGGACTTCCCGGCCGAGGACATCAGGGAAATCTTCGAGCTGGAGCTGGCCACATCCTCCGAAATCCTTAACCAGCAGGTCCGCAGGGAGATCAACCTGCAGCTCTACCAGCTGGTCAGCGACTACATGACACAGCTTGGAACGATGGCCCAGATGCTCACCAGCCCGCAGGTTCCGTCCCAGATGAAGGAAATCATCCTTGCGGCCAACGATGTCAGCGTGAAGGTTCTGACCAGGATCATCGAGGACTTCCCGACCATCCCGCGTGGGGACCCGGTGGTGCTCGATCTCAGGAAGGCAACAGATGCCAACAAGGCAGTCATGATGTCTGCCGATCTGATAGCGCAGAGACAGGTTCCTGGGAGTGCAAACGCCGGTGAGGTGAACCCCGGCGGGCCTGAAGGCCAAGAGCCAGGTTCATCGGGCAACCAAGGCCAACAGGCCGCACCTCCCCAGGGTCCAGCCGGCGTGCCGCCCGGGCAGGGCGCTGAGGCCCCGCCATTGCAGCAAGGCCAGCCAGCGCCATTTCAATAGGAGGATAGATGAGTTTTTCACCGGATTACCTGGCCAAGATACGTCAAGAGTTCGACGATACGGTCTCGAAAACGTCCTTCTGGCAGGAGTTCGTAAAGGCCCTCCAGAGCATGCGACGGGACACGGCCCGGAGCTACGAGGCCCGGCCGCTTGATTCTTTGGCAAACATTGCCCAGCACATGCAGGAGCGAGGAGAATTGGCAATTTACGACAGGCTAGGACGCCTGGTCGATAGACTACTCGAAAGAGGAAAATAAGGAGAAACATGGGAGAATTCCGACTTCAGGGTATCACTGACGAGCCCAATGTGAGTCAGACGGACCCTAACGACAAGTATGCGGGTAAGTCGCCGCAGGAGCTGGCCGACATGCTCAAGGAGTATGAGTCCAAGATGGGCCAGCGGGAGCAGGAGTTTGGGGAGCTGCGGAAGCGCGTGGCCGCCCAGGAAGAGGAGACCAAGCGCCTGCAGTATGAGGCGCGTATGAAGGAATACTACGCGCAGCAGGAGATCGAGAAGACGCAGAGGCTCCTGCAGCAGCAAGAGGCGGAGCGATCGGCAAGGGCTCCGCAGGTCAACGAAGACGAATATGATATTGCCAAGCCCGTCAGCTCGACTATCAAGGTTGTCAAAGATGTGCTGCGGGAGGAGTTTGCAGCCCGCGACCAGCGCGAGCAGCAGCAGGCCATGGCCGGCAAGGCAGAGTATGCCAAGCGGCAGTATGAGGCCGGCTTCCAGCGGGCCCTGAAGTCCAACCCCGAGATGCTGCAGGGGGTGGAGCAGGAGGTCAAGGCTGCAATGTATGACTCCTACACCAAGGGCCGGCTCTCGCCCGACGACCTGGGCAACGAGGACATGTGGGTCCTGCTGGCCAGGAATGCCAAGTGGTATAAGGGCGAGCAGATTCCGGAGCAGAGGCCGACAGGCCCGCGTGCCGACACGGTGAGCGGAGCGCCTGTGCAGACCGGCAACACCGGGGCCACGCCCACGCAGGTGCGTGACTATGGCCAGCCCGGGACCAACAATATCAAATTCGACGACAAAACGTATGAGATGATGCGTGCAATGAACATCTCAGAAGATGAGGCTAGGCGAAGAATTCTAGCCGAGCGCGAGGGGAGGTAACATTATGTATCTCGGACAGATCAAAGTGGTCGATCTACGGCACTCGACCATCGACAAGGAGAAGTCGAACCCTGCTATCGGAGAATACGTATTCGAGGATAAGCAGTATATAGACTACACTACCAAAGCCCGCAGACCCGATTGGTTCTTCTGCTGGGTGCGGTATAATCCTCAAGATGGTCTACGGGCCGTGCGCGACTATGAAACGTCTTGGGGTTTCAGCTATGTTACTCAGGATGATCCCTTCTGGCCGGAAGGAGTCAAACTCCGGGAAGGCAAATACCTGTTCGGTGACGTGGTCCTCATGAAATGTAAACTCCTGACGGAGTTGAAAAGACGGGAAGAGGCCAGGGTTCACTCGGAGAGGCAGTCGATGTCTTCCATGAAGAAGTTTCAGGCAGAGGCCAAGGAATACGGAGTAGAGCTTTCCGGCGCGGATGAGGAATACATCAACAAGCTCTCTGAGCAGATGCTCGGTGGGTAATATATCTGGAGAGTGAAATGGCAAGCGTGGAATTGTGGGCCGGACAACCCGGACCCATTATCATCGGCTACGAGGCGGCCGGTCAGACCTTTGATAAGGGCGACCTGGTTAAGTTCGTGGCCGGCCTTGTGACGATCGCTGAGACGGATAACGCCAATGCGATCGCCAGGGAAGATGCGAGCGGGACGACTTCTGCTCCCATCGAAATCGAGTTGGTCAACTGTAACTCGCTGTATGTCATGTCCTATGGTGCGGCTGTCACGTCTGCCGCTGCCGATGTTGGCAAGAGCATTGCCATCACCTATACCATCGGTGCGCACGTGATCTCTGCTGCCGACTCCGACGATGCCGGTGTGGCCCACATCGTGGCCCCGCTGGACCCCGTTGGAACGGTTGGCGGACGCTGCATCGTCAAGTTTAATCCTGTGATCGCGGGCGGAAACCTCTTTACCGCGTAAGGATGAGCTAACATGGCTATCATCAGAACAGTATTCGACAACACGACCAACTCTGACCTTATGAAGGGAACCCTTCGTAAGCTGCATGACGACTCCTCCCGGGAGGCGATCGTCGAGTATCCGAAGGTCTGCAACGATCTGAAGACCAAGGATATCTATGAAAGAGATGCCGATATGGGCGGACTGATCTGGCCCACGGAGATCGCGGAAGGGGCGAATATCCCCATCCAGTCCCCGGCCATGGGTCATACGAAGACGTATACCCAGCGGCAGTTCGGCACCGGCTTTCGCATGACGTTCAAAATGGACTTCTTCAACAAGTATCGACTGTGGGAGAAGTTCTCCAAAGAGCTGGGCAGGGTCATGAGGGAAGGGAAGGATGGCGAGATCGCCACCATGTTCAACAACTTCACTTCTATCACCCTCACCTGCGGAGTCGGCTTTGACTCGCTGGCCATCGCCAGCACGGCGCACCTTGGCAATCGGGCAGGCAGCACGGCTGACAACTACAGCAACTACCTGAATGCAACGCTGTCCAACAGCGCCCTGCAGAGTGCGAGATACTACTTCTCCACGATGACCGACACCATGGGCTACTACGCCGGGGCCAAGCCCACCGCCCTGATCATCGAGCCCACGCTCTACTTCGAGGCTTCCGAGATTCTCGGTTCGGACAACGTTTCGCACGAGCTGAGCAACACCAAGAACGTGCTCAAGGGATGGCTTCCCATCTTTGAGTATCATCGTCTGACCAGCACCACGGAATGGTTCGTGATTGCGAAGGACGACAAGTATGACTTCAACGTCTTCACGGCGCTGGAGCCCAAAATGTTCTTCAAAGATGCCGAGGATGACACCCTCGACAAGGTGGCTCTCTCGATCCAGTTCTTCACCTACGGGTGGGGCAATCCGAAGAATCTCTATGTGGGCCGGATTTAACCGTTAGGGCAGTCCCTGACATGAGGCACCATACATGCCGATCTTACGGGGAGGGGGTATGGCCTCTCCCCCATTCTAATCTTCGGGAGGCTAACGAGAGTATCGTATTCCCAAGAGGAGTTTCCTAATGCCTAGTATTTTTCCCGGTTCCGTGCTACAGCACGGAGGGGTCCCCACCGGCGGGGGCCGTTATGAGGGTATGTGGGGCGCGAAGACCCATTACGTTGACTTCGACAACGGTGCCGTGGGGCATAATGTCGGGGCCACATCCAGCAGCCCAAAGAACGCGGTAAAGCACCTGCAGGATGCCATCGACCATTGCAATGCGTGGGATGTCATCTACGTGCGCCCCAGGAACCCGGCCGCGGGCTCTGGTGAGGGCGGCGGGGCCAACTACATCACCCCCGTCTCCACGTCCAACTGGACGGTCCCCTATACCAAGTATGGCCTTTCCATTATCGGGGCCGCCCCCGGGAATGGCCGCAACGCAGCCCAGCTGACCCATCTTCGGGGCGGAGCCGTGACCACGGCTGCCCCCGTGATGTGTGTGACAAGCTGCTGGAACAACTTTGAAAACCTGGCCTTCCACAGCGGAGCCAGCCTTGAGAGCCAGCTGCAGCTCAAGCGCACGGCCACGGTGACTGACCGAGCCTACGGCAACAGCGTAACCAACTGCACGTTCCGTTTCGGGGCCGGCCTGATCGCCAACCACCTGCAGGGGTGTATCCACATCGAGTCGTCCAGCTACGACAAGATTCTCAACTGCACGTTCTGTGCGGCCCCCGTGGGCGTTATGATCCGGACCAGCGTTGGCTCGGTTCAGCACCTGCAGATCATCGGTTGCGAATTCCAGGGCACGGCTGCGGAAATCACCTGCGACATCGCTTCCCCCGGTGGCACGCTGACCAACCTCTGTGTGAAGGAATGCACGTTTGGCCATGCGGTTCCGGCGCTTGTGAGTATCGTTCCGCTGGTGCGCTACATCTACATTGGCGCGGCCAGCACCGGCCTGGTGAGCGATTGCCAGACCGGCGCGGTTGACCCCACCATCGCTGACAACATGACCCTGAACGGTGTTCTCTACTCGAACATCTGGGGCGACGGTGTTGGTCCTTTCGTTGATGCGTAACGTTGAGCGGGGGGCTTCGGCCCCCCTCTCTTTACTTTCTTGAAGGAGTCAAGCATGGCACCTACCATTTTGTTTCGCTGGAAGGGAAGCGGCCTCAAGTCCACCCGCAAGCTGCGATCCGCACAGGAGGAGGAGCTGCGAGGGGAGGGCTGGGGGCAATACCTCACCGACGAGCAGCTGGACAAATGCAAGTATGTCGAGCGGAAGGCGCTTGAAAAGTTTGGCAGCAATGCCCCGGTGTTCGTGCGCCAGCCGACGATCGAGGACGTGAAGTGATGAGAGAACAAGCAGAGGAGCTGCTGAAAGCCAAGACGGAGAAGTATAAGCAGCTCCAGGCCAAGTATCAGGATTTACAGAACACCAGGAATACCCTCTCCCAGGCCATGGAAAAGCTCCTGGAGGAGCTGATCTCCGTGGGGG